TCACTCTCACCGTGTATCTTTACACTATGCCCATAGGTGTTTGTGCTACCTTGCTTCACTGTCAACACTGGTTCGTTAGTGCCGTTCTTTTTGTTAGCACGAATCTTATGCATATTGACATGAATGTATTTGGTCGTTGTTCTTTTGCTCATCGGTAACTATATCTCCTCATCGCTTCTTCGTATTGCTCCATTGCGACTGTTGCATCAGAGTCGGTATTGCGAGACATAAAGTGTAGGCGTATTAGATATTTTCGTATTACTGCAATGATGGTAAAGACTCCAGTCATGAAGAGCGTCAATGCAAGTGCGCCCATCTCAAGATAGAGTCCAAACGCGAGTAGTACATAGTTCATAGGTAGATTGATGACCAATCCTGCTGCTGTGTCTGTGATTGATTCTTTGAGTGCTGCTTTCTTTGCTGTGTTCATAATGCGTGTTGCTTGTGTTGCTTTCCTTACTTGTTTAATTTCTGTTGTGTGAGTCTATCGTATCTTCGTTCAAGATAGTTGATGATTGCTTCAAGTCCCCATAGCAATGCAAATGGTATTGATAATGCGAATCCTAATATCCCAACGCCAGTCATAAGAATGGCGATAAGGGTAAAGATACAAGTTTGCATTGCTGCTATTACTGTGCGTGTTGGATAACGCGCATTGTAAATTCTATTCAATGCCGCAACCAACTGTATCCATAGCAGTCTCATTGTCCATCCTATCATACCATTGCCTCAAGCAGAATCATTATCCTGTATGAGATAACCATTTGATAGATGATGAATGTTCCTATTACAAAGTATTGCCAATCAGGTAAGTCTTTCATCAATATTGATCCACTGGAATGAATGTGCATTCTTTCTGTTGTTTTTTCTTCTCTTCACGGTACTTCCTTTTATACTCTGCTATCTTTTCACGATTCTTTTGTCGATACTCCTTGCGCTTATCTAGTGCCTTTTCACGATTCTCTTCATAGTACTTCTTAGAGTATTCATTCGTCTTTTCACGATTCTCTTGTCGATACTTCTTAGATTTTTCATTATCCTTTTCACGATTCTCTTCATAGTACTTCTTGCGCTTCTCTCGTACCTTTTCACGATTCTCTTCATAGTACTTCTTGTGCTTCTCTCGTACCTTTTCACGATTCTCTTCATAGTACTTCTTACCATACATTGCCAAGTGTTCGGTATTCCTATACAATCCATGCTTCCAATTCGGACTATCCTTACCATACAATGTTGGTGGTGGGAATTGGGTAATAACATTATAATACTTATCCCAACACTTCTCCTTCCTATTTTTAAGAAGGTCAGATTCCAACTGCATCATCTCATCTCGCGTACCATAGGCAAGAATGCGCCTACGGAATCCTTTGGGTGCAATCTTAAACGATTCCATAATGGATGATGAATGGGTGTAACCATCATCAGGTGTGCCTTTGTGATAACCGATATAGTACATACTATTCTTGGAATCATACCACATATAAACGAATGCTTCACTCATCCAAATTCCAACGTTGCAAGGTGTGATTCTCTATTGTAGTTTGATAGCAACAACTCTTGTCGTTTCTTCTCGTTCTCACGATAGTTCTTGCCCGAATGCATTGTGTATGTCAAGTCCCACGATTCAGGATACCATTGCTTCCATAGTTCTATCAGTTCGGGGTTTGAGTCATAGGTTATCAGCATTTGCCCCGCTTGCTTTTGCGATGCTGCTTGACAATCTTCGTAAAACTTTAGGTGATTGAATCCCTTGTGCATTTCACCGTTCTTGCCATACAGGATAGATTTTCCATTGCTGCCTACCTTATCATAGGGTGGGTCAAGAAACACCAGTGTGGACGCTGTGCTGCGCTCTAAGAGGGTAGTGTAGTCCTGATTAGTGATCTTCCAATCCTTGATGTGATGACCGTATGCTTCCAACTTGCTGCACTGCAATACGCTGAAGTTTGACGCGCATGCTTGCTTGGATAATGTGCCTGACTCACTGAGTCCAGAGAACGACATCTTGTTTAAGCACCACCATGCTTGACCAATCTTATGTCGTGAATTTGCATTCATTACATCAACGCTTGCCAGTGTATCTTTGCACTCTGCAAACAAAGCACGATGACCATCTTCGCCTTTCTCTTCTGCGATAAGTTTCTTCGCCATCATTTCATCACCAAACTTTTTAGGGTCTGCTTGTAGTGCAGTCCAAAAACAATAGAGATTGTAGTAGAGGTCGTTGATCCATATCTTAGCATCGGGGTTTGCTTGCGAGAAGGCAAATGCCATACTGCCACCCCCAACAAAGGGTTCGCGATACTCTGTAACACCATGTGGTGTCTTGGGCATTAGGAACTTTATTGCGCGACTCTTGCCGCCAGGATATCGAACTGGAGTTGTTAGTTTTCTATTCATGTATACCATTATAAGGATTGAGAATGAGAAGTCAAGTTTAACTTGATGATTCAACTTTCTTGCAGATGGGGCAGATAACCTCACGGTCACTGCAAGGCAATGGGACGAATCCTTTGGAATGTTGACAAAGTGACTGGGCCCACCATGTGCGTATCATATTGCAATAGTAGTTTGCGTATTCAATCATAGATTTTTCTCCTCGCATTCTTCTGAGTGATAGAGCGTGTCCGAGTCCACTCGCTCGTTCCTTTTGTTATCAAATCGCATGAGTGACTTGCAACCGACACACTTCTTGATGTTGTCTGGGTTGAGGAAGCACAGTTCACCGTGTGCAGCAGGATAGTCACATCCACAGTAGGAACATCTAGGCATCATTATTCACCACCAATTTCAATACAGGTCTTTCTGGTTCACCAATAGATTCGTCACAGAAATCGTCATCGGTAAACATCTCACTCATTGATTCAAACTCTGACCATACAGTTTCAAAACTTGAGGAATAGAGGTCGATGCTTTCTTGATGCAGCGTGTCCCTTATTTCCATAGAGTCGTGAATCCAATCCAAATGCAAGTCATCAATGATAAAACCCTCACTCATCTTCACGGACATAGCAACCATCTGTGCAAGTAGGAATGGGATGTTAGGTGTGTCATAGAATTCGCTCAATGAGTGACTACTGATATGCTCACCGTATTCACCATCATTCAAAGTCATCACAGTAGCAATCAACCTGTACCCTCTTCGGTCGCTTACCTCTTCGCCTGATTTATATGACATGATGCTGAGATAGTATGATATGGTCGCATCCTTACTTGCATAGACCAGCGACTCTATCAGGTCAGTGTACTCTTCATCTTTGAAATGTTTGATTATGCTCACTTTTGTTCTTACCCATCCTCTCAATTAATTCATCTTGCGCCACAAAAAGTAGCGCACCTGTAATCAAAACTAACAACCCTGCAAGTATAGTAAATATTGTTATCATTTACCCTCAGTGTAAATGTTGGTGAGGATTTGTCTAAACTCTTCTATCTTTTGTCCACGCTTTGGCCAATAGATATAATCTCTGGTATCTGCATCCTTCTCCAAGTTCGTAAGAAGTGGAAGGATAGCGTTGTACAGTTTCTCTAACTTCTCCAAGTTGTCAGCATTGGTTGCTTTCTGTTTCTCTATCTGGTTGAACAGAAGATCAGTCTCTTCTTGATGGTCAGATTTGGATTGTTGAATGAAGTCTAACTCTTCAACGGTTGTTGCTGTGAACCCAAAGTCAAATGTGTCGTTACTCATGCTAACTCCTATGCGCGGGTCTTTGGGAATACTTTTTGAACAGGTTCCGTGTCAAACTCTTTGAACTCTCCACCACGATTCAAGCACCCGCCCATAACTTCTGCCAACATTTCTTGGAAGTTTGTCAAATCAATAACGGTGAGAGAACTTTCTGGATACATCTCATCCTTGTAGTAAAGGCGTTTGCCATCAATCATTTCGTTGACTAATTCTTTGTATACGAGGACACCAAAGGTATAGAGGTCTGCTGATTCTAGGGCGACTAACTGACCCAGCATTAGTTGGGGACGGACATCGTTATTATCAACTATCCACAGTGAATCGACTTCAATATTCTTTGTTTCCACATCGCTTGATGGGAACCAAGACAATACGCCCAAGTACAAGTTGGTGCAGTTCTTCTCGCCCTCCAGATATCCCATTATGATGGACACCACATTATCTTCATCGTTTGCAATCAACCACTCTTGATTATCCAAAGTCTGAACTATAAATGGGACTGGTTTTGGGGGTGTAGTCGCGTTAGCATGCAAGGCAGTGCCAAGTAGCAGTGCGAGTGCTGTCGATTTAAATATGTTCATACTTTACTTCCTTTATTACTCAATTTCAATACTCTATTATAAGCATTCAGTGTGAGATGTCAAGGGGTAAAACTTCAATGAAATCAATGACTTACGAGAGGATATGGGGCATATATGCCCCATTGCTACTATACTTCTCTCTTAACCTTTATCAAGGTCAATACTTGCATCACGATAGTGGGAACGATAAAGAACTGCGTGATATGCCCAACGACATATGCCCAGTCTTTACCACCGAAAAAGGGACTCTCTTTCAACATAAAATCTGGGAACAAAACCCGCAAGTTCTCGACATCCATATTGGTGTAGGAATGGGTCACTTGCATTAGACACCACCATAGACGAACACCTGCTTCTCCTGGTCCGTCTGTTGCGATGTAGGACTTTTTTGCTACTCTTAGTCTTTCTTTATAATCGCTCATAGTTATTATCCTTTAGAATGCGATGTTAGTTACTACTGAAACGACTGGCTGAATTGCCATGAACTTCATGAAGTGAGCGGTGCTTTGCAGCATGTAGTCAGTGATCTTCGCAAAGATATTTTTCAGAAACGCTTTTATCTTGTCAAACACGTTGCTAATCATACCTTCGTTCAGGTTGGGGTTGTTCTCCAGTGCATCAAACTCTTCGGTCAGTTTACCGACAATTAAACCAACAACAGACCAGTATCGATACTCGCCTGTTTTAGTTTCTTTGCCGTCTACCTTCTTCTTCACTGATGTACTCTTGAATCGGACAGACAAGTCCATCTTTCCTGCAATCTTAGAGACATATGATTTATCAGTGACCTTATGCAAACTACAGTTTGTTCCATCAAAGTCGCATACCAGAAAGTGTGAACACGTTGCTGCGCTGTTGGCAAACTTAACATCACCCGACATTGCTTCAAATGCAAATGCGTTAGCGAACTCTTTGTTCTTAGTAAAGAGTGTGCCTAACTCTTTCATCATTTCTTTATGTGCTTTGTCTGCTGCCATTACCATCTTGTCTTTGCCTTTGGCAACTTCTTTCTTCAGGTTACCCTTGGCGACTGATGCTGGTGCAAGACCTTCGAGCATCTTTTCAATCTTCTTGACAACTGTGGGTGCGATGCTGCTCTTAGTTGCTTCCAGTGCTGCGTTAAAGGTGGCGGTGGATTCGTTGCGACCTCCACTCATCAACTGTGCCTGACTACCAGACTTCAAACTGATTCGTGCCTTACCAATCATAAAGTCGGTCTTCGGTGTCTTGGTAGACCCTGGCACTTTCCCAGGCCAGAAGGATGCCCACTCAGCAGAGACAGGATAGTTATCTGCACCAAGAACTTTACCCTTACCACGCATGCCATTCTTGGCGAGAAATTTAGCAACCTTAACACCTGCTTCCTTATCGATGTCGTGCTTGGCGTTACCTTCAGGTTTACCGTTAACAGCAGCGATGATTACTTCTTCCATCGACTCACCGCGAGAACGTCCTTCAGCTAGAACTTCAGTAAACTCGTTGAACTTATGCATGATTCTGTTTCCTAGTATTAGTTTATGTGTTTATTTATACTAATCTGTAGTACCATCTTCATAAGTTCCGCACCAAGCACAGGGTTCTTCCTTACCAATCATCAGGATACCATTGTAACGACAGTTATGCTTCCACATATCCTTCGAACCTTGGTTAGATTCCCCGACTATCTCTAAAAGCATTTCGGGTTTCTTGTTATCTTCCATTGATTTCCCCTAGATTACAATGCTGCTTGTTGCCTTTAACCAACCGTCTGCCACTTGGTCGTGTGCAGGAATGACCGTTAGGATGCAAGACTTATTGAACTCGCCTCGGTGCATACCTTGTGCGCCTGTCATGCTGATTCCTGGGGCAAATCCACCACCAGCATTATCATCACCACCTGGGACAAACAATAACGGAGACTTCAACATAATTGTCATATCGGTTTCACTTGCAACACGACCAACAATTTCCCCACACATAGTTACCAATGTAACAATCTCTTCTTCTCTTCCACTCATTTTACTTTCTTCCTCGTTTATATCCGTTACCCTCGTATCGGGCAACTTCTGTTGCGGGAACCCGTATTGCTGCTCCCTTTTCCTTACGCATCCAAACAGTGTTTGAATGCACATTTCCTTCTTTATCTTTCAATGCCCACTTCGGAGGATTTTTCTCCCACGCTGGAACATCACCATTTTTTTTCACATCTGGAATCCTTCGGTTGATATCCTCTTCCCTGTGGACGTATTATCAAATACTGGACCCGTATCCTGTTGTTGCGGGACATCATTGACCAGACCTATGTCTGCGTTCTCTACATTATATAGTCTCATTTTACTTCTGTCCACACCCATCACAAACCTCTTGTTCTGGTTTGGATCAGCGTAACGATTCTTCAACTGCTTGACCATCACCTGATTGAGTGCGGTCAACTCATCATTCGCAATCAGTGCAAGCATCAAGTCAGCAGTTGCAGGAAGACCAAATGATTCTGATGTGTCTTCAAGTCCTGGGTCACTGCTACCATACCCTGTTCGTGTTGTTTGAGTAGCACTCATTATTGGAATGTTATACTCTACTGCAAGTCCTCGCATCTCTTCAGCGATTGCCTTAATATATGAGTAGGTGTTCACATTGCCACCAACCTTCATCCGTGAAGATGAACAAATATTCAGGTAATCTATAAACACAATGTCTGCGGTGAACTTCTTCTTCAACTTCAACTCATTCATCAATGCGCGGAAGTGACCAGTGTGTGCTTGTGCTGTTGGATATTCCTTGATGATTAGTTTTCCGTGTGTTTTAGCAGCAATCTTGTCTATCTTACTAGTGTACATATCCTTTGACAAAGTTTGTATCATATCCATAGGCGTATCAAGTAAGTTAGCATCGATACGTTCTGCAATAGATTCTTCTGACATCTCCAAAGTTATGTACAA